TCACTCTGCTTTCGCAGAATTTGCCCGGTCTTCGGACCTCATTGCAAGGTACGCGTTGACCCGCTCCGCGCCGCTGGCATGATGGCGGGCGCGCAGCTCCGCATAGACAGTGGTCGTGACCTGTTCAGTATCGCCGATGAATGCCGCCATCGTCTTAACGTCAAGCCCAGCCTCATAGCAAATCGTCGTGAAACTGTGCCGGAAGCAGTGCGGCGTGATGGGGTACGTTGGAATCGGCTCCCCGTTCTCATTCTGGACGTATTCGACCAAACCAGTATTCCGGCAGTAAGTTTTCCATCTTTTGCTCAACTGCGAAGCGGTCAATGGCTGCCCGTCCTCGTTATGGAAGATCAGGCCGAGCCGCCGGTTTGGCAGTACCTCGGCAAGCGGCGAGAGCAGGGGAATCGTGCGCCCGCTGCCATCGTTGTTCTCGCGGTTGCGGTTCTTCATGAAGTGCTCAAGGCGTGGAATATTCCCGTATTCGTAGTTGAGCTTTTTGTTAATCGTGATCGTCCCGGCCTTGCGGTCAATGTCCTGCCAGTTAAGGGCCAACAGCTCGCCGCGGCGGCAGCCGGTATAGAGCAGCATCATCCCGAGAAGATAGTCTTCTCCGCGGTATTCCTCGACCTTGCGTTCGTCCTCTTCCGTCAGCGCGTGGCGCGTTTTGCGGGGGAGGTTTCGGCTGTGCTTTGCCTCTGTTGCTGGGCTTACGTCAATATCCCCCTTGAGTACGGCGTAAGAGAATATCGCCTTGAGTACATAGAGTTCTATTTGCACTGTCTGTCTGGAATAGCCCTTACCCTCGAATTCTGCGATATATCGCTTGATATCGCGAGGGCATACATCTCCTGCCGCCATCGGGAACGCTTGCTTGATCCGCTTTACCGCGCAGTGGTACGGGCGATAAGTGCCTTGCCTGATCCCTTCTTCCTCCTTTGCTGCGAACCATTCGTCGGCGATGATGGGAACCTTTCGCCCTAATTTCTTTTCGGCGCTGTACGCGAGGATCTTGCGGTCGACCTCTGCGCATGTTTTGCCGCGGAAAAAGATCCGCTTGCCGTTGACAGTCCTGCTTGTCTCGAACAGTCCGTCCGGTCTCTGATAGTATTTTTTCTTGGCCATGATGGTTTACCTCCCAAATTTGTCCTTGTCAGACGATGGAAGGCGTGCTACACTGTGTCATAGGGTATGACCTCCCACCGTTTCTTGCTTCGTCGTGGTTGCTGGGAATGAAAATTGGTCAAAGCGTCCTGCGTTGCCGCGCAGGGCGCTTTTTTATTGCTCAGATTCGCGCGACGTTGCCGCGTGCGCGCGTTTCTGCGGCTGATAGGGTATTTCACATCTGCTCGTCAAGAGAGCCTGTGGCACGTGTAAGAGCCTTTTATGTCGGAGTTGTAAAACCCGCCCATAGACTGCGCCGACATCAGATCGTCATAGACGCTTTGAGGGACGCTTTCGTAGGAGTACACCGATCCGCTGTCGCGGAACTCGACATACAGCGTCTTCAATGTGCTATCGTATCCGACGGCAGAGAAGCACGTCGAATTCGGCGTGTCCTGCATGTAGACCGTCGGTTCTTTGCCCTCGACCGGCAGCGGCGTCTTTTCGCTGCTCTGCGTGGTCTCTTCGACTGGCGCCGGTTCTGCCGTCTGCGTCTTGTATGTATCCGGCGATGAACTTTCACACGCCGTCAACGAGAATACGAGCAGCAGCGCCGCCGCGGTTCCGATGACATGGTCAAACAATTTCACAATTACTCCCTCCCAATCTCGAATATCTTGTCATTGCTTCCAGGTCTTCAAATCGGATAAGTTTGCGGTTCTCCTTCGCGTTGGCTTCTTCTTCCAATTTCGCAACAGGCCGGATATCATCGTAAAAATGATCGTTCCGGATGTGCGTCAGCTCATGCGCAACGGCAGCGTCAATGTCGGCGGCCAGATCGTCGACGTAAATATCGAATGTCCCGTCGTCATTGACCCACACTTGCGCGGGTGTCGACCGGTTGGGAAAATGCACGACCCTTACAAAGTAGTCGACATTCTCAATCAGCCTTTTTTGCATGGCGTAATGCCTCAATGAATCTGACGTTTTCTTCAACCTCTTCTTTCGTTGCGCCGACCGCAGTGTCCAGCAGCGCCCGCATTTCCGGGCGCGTCCGCAATAGCTCAAGATAAGATGTCAAATCGGAATCGCTGTTTACCAGCGGAGCGGCGGAGTTTCGGCTTTCCCATCCCATCAATTCGGCAGCCGGGACGTGAACCGCCTGCGCGATCAATTCCAGCCGGTCGAGCGGGATATTTGTGATCGTGCCAGTTTCATATTTGTAAATCGTTTGCTTGGTCGTGCCGCAAATTTTGCCTAAATCAGTTTGTGTTAAATGGGCAGCCTCACGGGCTGCTTTTATCTTTTCTCCGATTGTCATGGCTCGTCCTCTCTTCTTAATGAGTAACTTTATTGTAGCACAAAAAAATCATAAATCAAGTAAAAAATGACTTGACAAGTTACAAAAATAAGGATAGAATCGAAGTAACCTTAAAAGTTACGAAAGGAGCGCAACAAATGAATGTAGCCAAACTGCGAGGAATTATCTCGGAACGAGGGATGTCCCAGAAATCAGTCGCCCAAGCAATCGGAATGAGCGAAAAAACCTTTTATTTGAAGATGAAAAAGGGTGTTTTCGGGACAGACGAAGTTGAGAAGATGGTCGGGCTTCTTGATATCGAAAATCCAGCCGAAATTTTTTTGTCAAAAAGGTAACTTTAGAAGTTACAAAAGACGCCTGACCGTCCACGCAACCACGACCAACCTAAGAAAGGAGAATATACAATGCCTCGCGAAAAGCAAAACTACCGCGAAAACCTCGCTGACATTTTGGAGTTTACCGGCGGCAAACGGTTGCTCTCTGTCAAAGAGGTCAAAGCCTACACCGGCTTTGCCGATGAGCGCAGCCTCAAGCGCCGCTATCCCTTCCAGAACGGTTATATTTCCGCCGCCACGCTGGCCTCATGCCTGTCAGGAGGGACGCCCGAATGAACACAATCAAATGTATCTGCATGGAGTGCCAGACCGTGTTTCAAGCGGACTACTGCAAGCCCATCGAGTGCCCCGCGTGCGAGAGCACCGAAGTCCGGCCAGCCGAGGCCTGCCCCAAGTGCGGCGGCGCGATGCGTCCGCGGGATTGGATCTGCCGCCCCTGCCGGAAAGCGCTGCTTGAGCGCATCACCAACTTTTTCGACACGCTGACTTGTGAAGAAGAATCCCAATTTGACGAATGGATGGACGGCGATTCCGTCAGCGACCGCCGCCGCTGGGAAAGGAGAGAAGAACTGTGACAATCACCGGATGGATGATCGCCCTCGGCGCGGTCGAGCTGTCCCGCATCCTCTACCGCATGATCGACATTTTGGAGGGACGCCATGTTTGAAGTGACCTTTGACGACGCAAAGCACGCCTACACCGTCGACGGCAAAGCCGTCCCCAGCGTGACGCAGCTTGTCGCCCCGCTCGGCGCGGACTATGACGAGCCGGAGGACGATATGCTCGCCCTGACGGTCGAAGCCGCCGCCGACCGCGGCGCGACGATGCACGCCTACCTTGCCCACCGCCTGATCGGCGGCGCGCCGGAGGATTTCGAGCTGCCGGACGCGTATGACCCCTACGCCTGCGCCGTCGAGCTGTTTCTCGCCGAGCACCGCATCGACCCGTATCTCATCGAGCAGCCGCTCGGCACCGAGGGCTTTGCCGGGACGCCTGATCTCGTCGCCGACTTCGACGGCACGCTCGCGATCCTCGACTATAAATTCGTCTCTCAGATCGCCAAGAGCAAGGTCTCCGCGCAGCTCGGCGGGTATTTCACCCTCTGCGGCGACAATGCCCTTTATCCCGAAGCCCTCTTCGCCGTCCAGTTCCTGCCGGACGGTACATACCGTCTCTATCCTGCGGACGTTGGGCAGGCCCTCGCCTCGTTCCACGTCTGCAAGACCCTGTACGAGATCAAGACAAAAAAGCATCCGCGCGGGCGGATCGCTTAAAGGAGACAGCCTATGGAAAAGACATACACCACCATTTACGAAAAGCTGCTCGAAATGCAGCGCCGCGTGGATAGCGTCATCCGCGACGGCAAGAACACTTCGGACAAGTACGATTTCGCGTCCGACGAAAACGTCCTCGACACCTTCCGCCCCCTGATGGACGAGTTAGGGCTTCTGCTGATCCCGTCCGTTACCGGTGCGCAGCTGCACGAGGGCACGACCCGCAGCGGCACGGTGCGCTACCTCACCGAAATGGTCATCACCATGCGCTGGTACGACGTGGAGACCGGCGAAGAGCTGACCGTCCCCTGGTACGCGCAGGGCGTCGACCTCGCGGGCGAAAAGGGCGTCGGCAAGGCGCTGACCTATGCCGAGAAATATTTCCTCTTGAAGTTCTTCCACGTCGCCACCAAGAAGGACGACCCCGACGCGGACAAGCGAACGGGCGCGGGGGAGAAGGCCCAGCGCGGCACGCAGGCGGGGAAGGAGACGCAGCTCTACCAGCGCCGCGCCCTCTCGCAGATGCTCTCCGAGCTGTACGGCGGCGACGCAGAGAAGATCAAGACCGGCTTGATCGCCATTACGAAGTCCGACAAGCGCGGCTTTGCCGGTTTTGACAGCGTGGACAAGCTGTCGCCCGCAGCGCTCCCCGTCACCTATGCCAAGGTGAAGAAGACCTACGAGAACCGCATGGGTCACGCGTTCGAGATCAAGGAGGATGACACCGATGGCAATGGTTAAGATCGGAAAGACCTACTATTCAGACCAGCCGAAGGACGTCTATCTCATCTGCGGCAATGCCGTCCGCGACGGCGAGACTTTCGACGCCAAGGGAAACGCCCTCGGCAAGGTCACCGTCGCCGCGCAGGAGCACGAGGACGGCAATACGCTGTTCGTCCGCCTCTGCGGTTGGCGCGGCAAGGCAAAGGACGTCGCCGCCGTCCGCAAGATGGACTGCGTGCTCGCCGTCGGAGTGCTCTCAAAAAGCGAGTACAACGAGAAGACATACTACGACCTCGACGTTGACTTCATCGCCGTTTCCGGCGTGAAGCGCGGCAGCGCATCACAGGATTTCAGCGCCCCCGCCGGTTTCGACGAGATCGACGAGCTCGGTGACGGCGAACTTCCGTTCTGAGGTGTGACATGGATAAAACAGAACGAAAGAAACTCTTCTCGCTGCTGCGCCAGTTTTACCCCAATGCAAAGCAGCTCAATCCCGTCACCATGACGGCATGGGCGGCAGTGCTCGAGAATTACGACTATGAGCCGGTCAAGGCCGCGGCGCTCGACTATGCCGCGCACAACAAGTATTTCCCCGACCTCTCCGACCTGCTCGCGACGCTGCACAAGGCGCAGCCGGTCGAAGACCCGGCCATCCATCCCGGCAAAGCGTGGATGAAGCCCTATCTCGAAAAGTACATGAAGGAGGGGGAGCAGTGAAAACCAGCTTTATTGTCCCCGGACAGCCCATCCCCAAGGGCCGCCCCCGCGTCACGCGCTTTGGTACATATACCCCGAAGCGAACCCAGCAGTTTGAGGCGTCCATCCGCCGCGCGTGGGAGGAAGCGGGAGCTGTCCGTTTCCCGGACGGTGAGCCCCTGTCCCTCTGCGTGTACGCCCGATTCCCCATCCCGAAGCGCACACCGAAGCGCGACGCCCCCGGTATGGTAGGCACACCGTACCTCAAGGACCACGGTGATATCGACAACATCGTCAAGGCTGTCTTGGACGCGCTCAACGGCCACGCCTACGTCGACGACGCCGTGATCTATGCGGTCTCGGCCAATAAGCTCTACAACGAGCAGGCATTCACCGTTGTGGAGATTTTCACAAAGGAGGACACGCCATGAACCGCCTGTTTTTCGCCGTCCTTGCGGCGCTGATCCTCTCCGCCCCGCCCGCCGCCACCGCCGAAGAGCGCACGGCGGCGCAGGCAACGGAAGCGCCCGCCGCCTATGACCCCGCGTGGGATATCCCTGCAAGCGAGCCTGCCGCCTGTGACGATGTGTTTCTCGGCGAGTATACCTTGACCGCCTATTGTCCTTGTACGCGCTGCTGCGGCAAGGACGACGGCATTACGTCCACCGGCACGCTGGCGGCAGAGGGGCGCACTATCGCCGTCGATCCGCGCGTCATCCCGTATGGCTCGCGTGTGCTACTGATCTTTCCGGACGGCACGCAGCACACTTATATCGCGGAGGACTGCGGCAGCGGCGTGACCGGCAGCCGCGTCGACGTGTTCTTTTCCGACCACGAGACCGCCCGCGTCTTTGGCGTGCAGTCCGCCATGGCCTATCTCACAAAGGAGGACACGCCATGAATGAAACCGAATGGACGCGCATTCCCGCGCCAGTCGACAACGAATCAGACCGCCGCACGCTTTTAGGCATCCTCGGTTCCCTTGGACTTGAAGTCCGCATCGTCAAGATCAAGGCGACGGCGCGCGGCAGCTCAAAGAAGTATGTCGAGTTCCGCCCGCTTTCGGAGGTCGACCATGAGCTTTGAGCATTGCCACAGCTGCAAGCCGCCAACGCGGCACGTAGGCTGTCACGGCGATTGCCCGTACTATCAGGCGGATATCGCCAAGTACAACGAGGCGAAGGAAGAAGAAGCTCGCCAAACGCAGGAACGCGGTGCCTATTGGGGCGCGCGGCAGTTTAAGACGAGGCGCTATCAACGAACGAAATGAGGAAGCAAGAAAAGATGATCACAGAAATGGAATTAGGCCATCGCATCCGCGATTTGCGCAAGAAGAAAGGCCTGTCACAGTTGTCCTTTGCGGCGGATATTGACGCGCCACAAAGCACCATTGCTTTATGGGAAACGGGAAGGTGTTACCCGAGGTTAGAATCGCTTGGAAGATTGGAGAAGGCGTTCGACGTACCTGTAAGCGCGTTACTGCTCGAGAGCGGAGCACCGAAGGGCGTTCCGACTGAGCAAGAAATCGGCAAGCGGATTTTGGCATGGCGTAAGCTGCGCGGGATGACCTTGCGGCAGCTTGCAGACAAGGCGGGCGTCGGGCTGACCACGATACATAACCTTGAAACCGGCTTGTGGTACGCGAAAATGCCGACGTACCTGTACATCGCCGAAGCGCTGGGCGTGTCGCTTGACGCACTGATCTACGGGGAGGTGCGCGCATGAATAGCATTCAGGCGAGCCAGATCATGGGCGGGAACGGTGCGAAGAAAATTCTTGACGTGACGTGCGGATCTCGGACGATTTGGTTTGATAAGCAGCATCCGGCCGCGGTTTATTGCGACGTCCGCGACGAAGAGTGTTCTGCGGTCTGGACGAGCGCTAAGCACGATTCCGAGCGCAAGTGCATTATTCATCCAGATATTCAGTGCGACTTTACGGATTTGCCGTTTTCGGACAACACATTTTCGCTCGTCGTGTTCGACCCACCTCACCTGCGCCACGTAGGCGAAAATGCGTGGATGAGAAAGAAATACGGGCGGCTCGGCGAGAACTGGCGCGAAATGCTGCATGACGGATTCCGCGAGTGTATGCGCGTATTAAAACCGGACGGCGTGCTGATTTTTAAGTGGGCAGAAACGCAAATCCCCGCCGCAGATGTTTGGGCAGCAATCGGAGAACGCCCCCTTTTCGGGCATCATAGCGGCAAAAAATCACAGACCTTTTGGGGCTGCTTTATGAAGCTGGGGGAAGCGGATGACCGGGTATAGCAATCAGCCGATTCCGAAGGAGGCGGCGAAACAGCTTTTAGCCCTCGACTTGCAGGACAAGGAAATCTTGAGCTATGAGAAGATCGATCAATGGTACACCGCGTGGAACGGGAAGTGCTATGTGTCGTTCTCCGGCGGCAAGGATTCCACCGTGCTTGCATATCTGGTTGCGCGTTACCTATCGAGTTTCAGGGCGCCGCCATGGGAGCTGAATCTGGTATTTGTCAACACAGGGCTTGAGTATCCAGAGATCCAGCACTTTGTCAACGATTACGCGGCGTGGCTGCAAAAACAGTTTCCACGGATTGACGTGCAGCTCGTGCGGCTGAGGCCAAAGCTCAACATCCGGCAGGTCATAGCAAAGTACGGTTATCCCGTCATCGGCAAAAAGCAGGCGCGCTTTATCCGCGATCTGCAAAACGCACACGGGCAAAACGATGCAACGGTCAATCTGCACCTGACCGGCTATAACCGGCGGGGCGTGTACTGCTCGACGATGAAACTGGCGGACAAGTGGCATTATCTCAAGGATGCGCCGTTCCGAATCAGCGAGCAGTGCTGCGACGTGATGAAAAAAGCACCCGCCAAGCGATACAACGCTACGAGCGGTTGCGTGCCGTTTACTGCGATGATGGCGAGCGAGAGCCAGCAGCGCGAAAAAGAGTGGAAGCGCACGGGTTGCAACGCCTTTGATGGGAAGCGCCCCATGAGCAAGCCTATGAGCTTCTGGACAGATCAGGACGTGCTTGCGTTCCTAAAGGGCGAAAACATCCCGTATTGCAGCGTATACGGCGACATCGTGGCGAGCGACGGGGAAAATGATTATCCGTCAACGCTCATCGAAAAGCCGCTGCACTGCACGGGATGCCAGAGGACAGGGTGCATGTTCTGTGGATTTGGAAGTCACCTCGAGAAAGGCGAAAACCGCTTCGAACGAATGCGGCAGACGCACCCTAAGCACTATGACTTCTGCATCGGCGGTGGGGCTTACGATACTGCTGACGGGATGTGGAAGCCAAACGAAAAGGGCCTCGGCTATGACCGGGTGCTGGATTACATCGGAGTGAGGTATTGACCATGTACATCGGAGAACCATTTAGCTGGAAGCCTGCCGCATTTGAGGGAAGCAACGGCATTATGAGCGTTACCACGAAAGAGACGACTGCGCACGGGCGCGTCGTCTGCATCAACGAGCGCCACCGCTACTTTACGGAGGAGGCGGATATCAACGGGAAGAGGCTCAGAGAGAGCTTCAAATTTTAGGAGGTAAAAAATGGACGCGTTAGAGTTTTTAATAGAACGCAGCAGGATGTGCAAATCGTTTAATAGGTGTTCCGACGGCTGCCCTGCCTGGGGTGGTTCGTGCAAACTTGAGACTGGAACATCCATCGAGTGTGAAGCAGATAAGCAGGTTGAAATAGTGAAGGAATGGTCTGCCGCGCACCCGCGCAAGACGCGGCAGAGCGTGTTTTTGGAGCAGTGGCCGGAGGCACGCATCGGAGATGATGGTGTGTTGCAAATATATCCCTGCTTGTTTTCCGCGTCGCACAGGAATGCACGAGGTAACTGCGTAAATATGGGATTCAAATGCCACGACTGCCGCCGCGAGTTCCGGATGCAGGAGGTGGAGTGATGGAGAGATTGACAAAATATCTCGCAAGCGGCGCAGCGGATTACAATTATCCGGCAGATTGCTACAGTGGCAATGATTGCAATGACCGTGTGGCAAAAAGCGCGTACAGACAGACGTGTGTGGAGCGTCTTGCAGCCTACGAGGACACGGCGTTTGGCGTTGCGGCGGAGAGGCTGCGCGAGCTGGCCGAGGCCGACAAGGACGGGCGCGTGGTGGTGCTGCCGTGCAAGATTGGCGATACGGTGTGGATTATCCCCGATGGGAAGAAGTTCTGCCTTGAATGCGAGGTTGAGTTTGTAAATATCGGGAATCTTTATATAACCATTGTGCTTTGTGCAAAAGATGGCCTAAGAGAACAGTACGGAGTTGTTGCTGCCGCATTTGGCAAGACCCTATTCCTCACCCGCGAGGAGGCGGAGAATGCATTGGAGGCGATGAAGAATGACTGAATTAAAACCCTGTCCGTTTTGCGGAGACAAAGGCGTTATGCAGAGAAATGGCCACTGCTTTCGGGTATGTTGCCCAAATAGAGACTGTCCAATCGAACCGAGAACGCATTGGTTTTTGAATTATTTATTAGCAATCGAAGCATGGAACAGGAGGGGTGACAATGGCTGAATACATAAGCCGCGAGGCGGCAATCGCTTATATCCGCGAGCAATCGGAAGAATGCCAAAAAGCGTTTGAAGAGCTTGGCGGGGAAAGCGGAATCTATGCAGACGCCTATAACGATTTGGCGGAGGACTTTTACAGCATTCCCGCCGCTGATGTTGCGCCGGTGGTGCATGGGCGGTGGGAATGGCTTGGGCCGAACAGATTAGTCGCGGATTGTATGTGTGGAACTTGTTCCGCTTGCAAGGTCAGAAGCAAATACATTGTGAACACAATGCTCTGCCCAAACTGCGGTGCGCTGATGGACGGTGCAAAATGAAAGTTTACAAAAACCCGTGGGTAACGAGAGAAAGCTATTTTGTCAAAACTGGTGTGGCAAAATCAGCAAAGATGGAGGCGAGGAAAAGTAGCGGTTATTCTATCGACTTTTGGGAAGGGGAATGGATCGTCAGAAAATCAACCATTTATGACAAATCGCTTACAGAAATGCCGATTGTTTTTGAGAACCGCGTTGCGCTGCAATCTTACATTGACAAGGCGATTTTAGATACGGTTCTTGGTTTTGTGAAGGGGCGGAAAATGGATGGAGGTGACAGCGATGCGAAATCCGTGTAAGGACTGCATCTATTTCCACAAAGAGAACAGGACTTGCCAGTCGAAAAAATGTGCCACTGGCGGCAGCGGAAAAGTGTCTTGGGTTGAAAGATTGTTTTGTTCTCCATGCAAGAAGGGACAGGGGTGAGAGCGATGCGGTTAATTGACGCTAATACGGCCGCCGCCTTCGCGGAGAATTGCGGGGCAACCTTCGTGGCGAAAAGACTGAGAGACAGCAATGCCTTTCCGGAGGTCGTGACGCGGTGCAAGGACTGCAAGCACAGCTGGGAGGATATCGGCGGACTGTGCTGCGGTTACGGGCCGCTCGTAGATTGTATTGTGCCGGAAGATTTCTTCTGCGCATACGGAAAACCGAAGGAGGTGTAACGAATGGAATCTTTTGTTGAAGGCGTTGGAATGTTCTTTATAGCGATTGGCGGCATTGCAGCGATACTTGCAGCGTTATGCTTTTTATGGTGGCTGGTTGAGACTGCATGGATTGCAGCAAGTAACAGATTCCGCGATATTTGCAAGGCGGAAAGCCTGATTTTTGAATATCGACGAGAGCGCAAAGAATATCTGTGGTGGAAAGAGCACGTGAAAGGTAACGTATATGCTGACGATCACGATTAAAGCCAACATCCCCGCCGCTGACGCGCAGGGCATCAAGGAGCGCATCGCCATGGACATCGAGCAATACGGCGACTGCAAGGTCGTGAAGATCGTGAGCGATAGAGGGAGAGAAGAACAGCTACGAATGAAAGGAGCCAAATGATGAGCATCAACATCAAAAAGTACACCAAAGACCAGATGGCGAAAATGGTGGAGGAAGCCACCGAAAGGCTCAAATCGCAGGAAAAAGAAAATGAAGAGCTGGCCGAACAACTGAAATCCCAAACGGCAAAAACGATTGCGCTGCGAAATGATTTGATGGCAAAGATGCATTCGAACGCCGTGCTGACTGAGAAGCTTGACCAAATGAACGGCGAGGACATCAACAAGGCAAACGAGATTGCAAATCTGAAAGCGGATTTAGATGCGGCAAACGCTGCGTCTAAGCTTTTGAACGATCAGGGGCAGCAATATTGGAGAGCGTGGCAGGCGTCGAAGCGGGAAGTGACCGATTTGAAAACCACGCTCGCTGACACTGAGGCGGCGCTTGGGCGGGCGAATGCAGCAGTTGACGAGCTGAAAGCGGGAGAGCCCAGCAGACGAAAGAAATTTTCGAATGGCAGCAAAGCGCGCAAGCGTTGCATGATGACCTTTTGGACGCGCGCGAGCGCGCCAATTACGCAGAAGCCCATCCGTGGAGAAACCTGTGGTCGTGGCTCAAGAGAAAGCTCAAAATGGCATAAGAAGATGCAGGGCAATCGCCCTGCCTCTTTACGTCAATATGGGTTCTTCCAGTTCTGCCCGCCCTTGTAGGCGTCGAACAGCTCGCGCCACTTATCCTGCGGGAAGTGCGATTCGATGTAGCCCGTCAGCTCGGCTTTCTTCACGCTGCCGTTTTTGTCGGTGTCCACGCTCCCGCGCATCTTTGCCCAGTCATCGAGCGAAAGTCCGGCGTCGAGCATCCGCTTTGTCTTGTCAAAGCCCGTGCCGCTCATCACGTCGGGACCGTATTTTTCAAAGTTTGCGAGATAGTCCGCCGTGCTCATGCCGAGCTCGCTCTTGGCGTTCCTTGCGTGCAGCACCCACTTGTCAACCGCCCCGTCGCCCAGCACTTCCGCCTTGGCGGCTTCATAGCTGTACTTGTAGCATCGGTCGAGCAATTCCGCCTTAGTCGTGTCGCCCGCTGCTTTGTAGATGCTGGTTTTCATCATGGCGGCGGTATAGGCCATCTGTCCGGTCGCGCACGCCGCCTGAAACGCCTGCTTCTGGTCATAGTCGAGCACGACGGTGTGCTCCTTGCCATCGGGATCCTTGTAGCTGAGTGAATCGGGCTTGCGCGTCGTGGGGTAAAAGCCAGTTTCTCCCGTCGCGCCGCGCACGCGCTCCATCTCCTGCGATACCTCGCTCTGCGTGTACTTGTTCACGCCGATGGGGTTAATAAGGGCATTCGTCAGCCGTTTGGAAAGGCTTCCGGGGTTGTCCTTTTCCTCGCCCAGCGTGTTCACCGTGGTCGGCAGCGTTTCGCGCACCTTCGGGATGCGGCTTTTCAGCGTGTCGATGAGAACGCCCTTCGTGCCGTCGCCTGCATACACGTTGCGCTGCTTGTCGTCAATGCCTTTGGCGATGGCCGCCAGCACGTTCGGCGTGATGGACGAAATTACGGTCTTACCCATCGATTCCGCCGCCGCCTGCTCGACCGGTGTGCCGTAGACCATGACGTCCTTTGCAAAGCCTCCAACAGTCTGAAGCACGGGCAGATCGCCCGCCGCGGAAAGAATGCTGTTCTTCGTCGCCACGAACGGGGAGAGGATCGAGCTGCTTTCATCCTGTGCCATGTCCGCGCCGAGGCTGACCATGAAGTTCAGCGGTTCAAGGTTGCTCAAATCGACGAGCGTGTCGCCGTCACGCCACGTACCGGTCTCGTCGCCATCCATCCAGCGCTTGGCAGCCGTGATATTGATCTGCGCGCCGGTCAGGCCCTCGCTCTTGTTCAGCGCGGCAACGTCCTTGTCATCCTCGTCGTCTGCGCGCTTCAAAAGCCCCATCTTCGCCAGCTGCATAAAGCCATAGGCGATGGCCGTGCCGGTCATGCCGCGCGCGAAGTCGCTCACGGCCTTTGCCTGCTTTGCGGGGTTTGCGCCGTTTCTCGCCGCATCGGCGACCGCTTCCACGATCTCGACTGTGCCTTTCACAGCATTCACGGGGCTGTAATCAAGCCCCACGCTCGCAAGGTTGCCCGCTACGCGCGTAAACGGCGCAATAATGTCGCCCGCGCCGAAGCTGTGCACGGTCTTCCCCTTGATCGTCTTTCCGCTGTCGCCCACGCCGAGCGCCATGTTGAGTACATCATGTACCGTTTGGATGGCGGTCGCCGTCTTGCTGTCATTCTGGAACGTGCGGTATTTTGCCAGCGCGTCCGCCTGCTCGGCGGCGTAGCCCTTGGGCGCATTCTGAATTTTCCCGCTTTCGATAAGTTCCTGCGTGCCGCGCTGCGTACTGCGCGCCGCGCCCTTGTATGCCTCGTCCGAGGTTGTCAGCAGATACCCCATGTTCCGCTCGCAGGCAGACAGCACGCGGTCGATGATGTTGCCGCTCGCCTTGAACGTGCGGTTGCCGGTCTGCTCATAGCGTCCGCTCGCGCCCATGTCCACGTCAAGCGTGATCTCCGCCGCCGACATGCGGATCGCCTTCATAATGGCGGCGCGGCTCTCGCTGCTCATAGCCGACTTTTCAAAGGCGACGCTGCGCGTGCCTGTCAGTTTGGAGAGCGCCATATCGAGCACCGCCGCACCGCGCATGCTCATCGCATCGAGCGCGTAGAACGTCGTGTTGCCCGCGATGTTCTTTGCCGCCGTTTTGGGGTTCGACAGCATGTTGAGCACCTGTACCGTCTTGAGCTTCTGGCCCATGTTGGCGCTCTGCGCGTCGGTCGACAGCGCCGCACTGGATTCATAGGCAAACTGCTTGAGCTGCCCAAAGTCCATGCTGCCAAGCGCCGATTCCGCCGCCTTGCGCAGCATCGCGCTCTGCCGTCCGGTAATGCCGTTCAGCGTTCCGCGTTCCTCTGCGATATCGAGGATGATGTCGCGCATCGCCTCCGGCGTCTCCGCCTGCTCGATGCTCTTGTCGTACATGAGGATGCTGCGGAACCGTTCGGCGCGGTCTGCGTCGGAAAGGTCGCTCTTTTGCAGATTCTCCCACGCCGACAGCTCGCTCGACTGTCCGCCCTCGTTGCCTTCCCGGCTGTATTTGGCCCATGCCTGCGTGCCGCGTCCGGTCTCCGTCGCGTGCTCGCGCATGATATCCAGCCAGCGGGTATACTCGTCTTCGGTGATCTCCATCGCGATACTGCGGCCTTGCAGCTCGTTCTTGATCTGCATCGCTGCGTCGACCATCTGCGCGTTCCACGCGGGGGCGTATTCAAGATACTGCGTCAGCTCTTCATAGGCGGCGGGGTCCGCGTCCTTTAAGAACTGCCGCTTGCCGTCCCGCTCAATGTACACAAGGTCATCCGCCTTGGCAAGGCTTTCTGCCTCGCTCTGCGCGCGGTAGCGGAACAGTGCGTCGTAGTCTTCGCGGCTGCGCGCCGTTGCATCGCCCTCCGCCTGCGTGTAGCGCGCCGCGCTCTCGGCAAGGCGGCTCGTGCGCTCCACCGGCTCCACGTCTGGGGCCTGATAGCCTGCCCGTGCTGCGCCGATGCTGCCGGGAAGATCGTCCGGCACATCCATATCCCAAATGGGAAGTTCTTCTGCCTGCCGCGCCTGTACCGGCTGCGCACCGTCGATTTGCGCCTTGGCGGCAAGATACGCCGCGTTCGGGCCGACCTGTTCACCAGCCACATTGGTATAGCCGTTCGTCAGCATGTCATCAAGGATGAGTTCGAGGGTCTTTGCCGCTTTTACATTCTCCTGCCCGTGGTCCTTGATGAGCCGGTCAGCGGCGTCAATGATCTGGCTGCGAGACAATCCCTCGTTCATTGCCGCGCGCAGGGCAGGGGTCTCATAGATGTTGCTCGCGCGCTGATAGCCGTTCGCCGTGCGCTCGCGTGCGCCCATCTGCTGCCCGTACTGGCGAGAGAGGTCTGCAATGCCCGCAATCTGCTCCGCCGCCTCGACATAATAACCGCGCAGTTCGGGATGGTCGAACGAAAAGGCGTTCACGCTGCGCGGCGCGACGCTTTCCGCCGTGCGGTTGTCGATGTGGTTTTCCGGCGCATAATTCCCGCCGCGCTGCATATCCTCTCCCTTGACACCACCGTTTTCCTGTGTTACAGTGGGGTCAAGAGATACCGGTGCTTGCACCGTATCCGTTGAAGCGTCTCCGCTTGCTACGTGGTCGAGGTCACCCGAAAGGGCAGAAGTCCCGTCTGATGCAGGCGAGGGCGCTTCTTTGCTTTCAAAGAGCACATTCCCGTTCGCGTCCACGACCTCATGCACATAATACCGGTTGCTCGCGCTGTCCTTCGTCACGATCACGCCGAGATAGTCCGTTGCGCCCTTGTAGTCAATGGGCGCGGCGAAAATATAGGTGTCGTAGTTGCGCCCCTTCCAGTTGGTTTCATGCGCGATCTCCTGACCGCTTCGAATGACGTCGGGGACGGCGGCAAAGGCGTCGATTTTCGCCTGACCAACGCCGTGACCGATCATGCTGTTTTTGATGCGGCTCTTAGAAAAGAGCACGTCGCCAAAGCCCGGACGGTTGACCTTGTTGCCGAACGAGTTGGCAAAGGCCTGTAAGCGCTCGACGATCTTGCCACCGACTGGGATCTCCGTTCCCGTGATCCGCGCGACCGGCTTCTCGTCACGCAGCACCGAGAGAGAATTGCGCATCGTGCCGACGAGCCCGTTTCCCTGACCATCCGCCGCAGACGCGCCCTGTGCGCCCTCTGCGGCGTTTTCCTGCGCGGGTGTTAAATTGCCCTCGCTCGTCGCTTGACGCGCTCCTGCGTCAATGTCCGGCGTTTCTGCGCCCTTGCCGCGCCCGTTCATAGCGTTCAGCATCGCATTGACGCCGATCTGACCGCCGCCGAGCGCACCGCCGACGACCGCGCCGCCCGCAAATTCCTCTGCCGCCGTCCGCGGGTTCAGAATGGCGTCGCCGTCCGAAAGGGAAGCGAGCTTGTTGCCCTTGTGGTACACACCGTTCTGCAAGGCGCGTTCAATGACGCCCTGCACCGCTTCTTCCTTGCCCTCGGCCACGGCGGAATCGACCCATGCTTTCCATGCGTTCGCACCATGTTTCAGCTCTTCCGGCAGCTTTTGAATACCGCCGCCGACCTCGACCGCCGCATTTAAAAGGCCGTTGCCCATCGCATAGAGTGCCGCCTTCGTGCGGGCTTTGTTGTTCTCCGTGCCGGTCTTCGCCATGTCATCCATTGCCTCGTCATAGCTCTGTCCGACAACCTGAGAAAACGCCGTCCAGTAGTTCGGGTCCTTCGCCATCGCTGTCACGCCGCGCCGGATCGTGCCCGCCATGCTCGGGGT